ACAATCGTAGGCTTGTATGTAGGATCTATAGATTGTCTAAGATTATTTATTTCTACTTCTGCATCTCTAGTTGCTCTAGCTCTTCTAGTTACAGGTATAGAAATCAAACCTTGTAAAGCAGCACCAAATACAAAAGCACTACCAACATTTACAGCAACTTCTTCTTTAGTTGCTAAAGGATCAAAAGGATAACGAATTGCTTCTTGCCCTGCTACGATTGCACCAGTAGCAGCACCAGTTTTTAAAGCTTTGTATGCTACGCTTCCACCTTTAATAAAAGGCAATGGTAAATAATTAATAACATCAAAAAACTCCGCTCCAATTTGCATACCCATTGAAGCATTGCCATAAACATCTCTTCTAGCAATATTATCTCTTAAATCTTTTTCTAATTGCCTTAAATGTGTCATGTTGCTTGCTTTAGCAAGCTCAACAGAATACATTTTTAAATCTTCTGAAACATTATCAACTGCACTAAATCCTTCTTCAATTTCAGGATTCCAACCAAATTTATTTACTTCTCTGATTTTATCAATAACATGATCGTATCTCATACCAAGCATAGCACCTACAGTTTCCATAAACTCAGGGCCTTCTTGTTCTTCTACTGGTCTGTCAGGTAAATATTCAATAACAGGTTTTGTTGTTAAAGCATTTTTCATTATGGTAAATCCCAACCATAAAACTTAACTATAGGAAGCCGCCTTAATACACTATCTTCTGGTATAAATGGTTTGCCACCATCTTCTCTTGCTTGTCTTTCTGCTTCTCTTGCTTCAGCTTCTATAGATCTTAGTAATTGATTGTATTTATTTTTTGCAAATGCTTCAGTCATACTTGTGTCAAACAAAGGCCATGTAAGCTCAGAAGAACCAAATTCATCAATTGGTCTATCATAAATTAATGGCCTTATTTCATTGTTTTCATCTCTAAAGTAAGCATAGAACTGAGGAACATCACCACCTTCAAACGGCACAAGAAAGACTTCTTTTGTTTGACCAGTAACAACTTTAGATTTTGAAGTAATTGTTTTACCACTTCTTGATTGTCGCTCAACATTTTCAAAATAGAATATATCTTGCGGCTCTCCTAATCTAAACTCTCTAGGCAACTGTTGATTTATTAACTTAATAAATTCAGCTTTTTCTTCTGGGTCTGGGAAAACAATATCCAATGCCATTTTAGATAAACTTTCACCACGTTTAAAAGGAGCATTAGGATCTATTACATGTTCAGATGGTTTATAATTACGTTCAACATAATTTTTTAATTCTTTAGTTATTTCTTCTGAATCTTTACCCATTCTTGCATACATTTCTGCAATAGGAGCTAACTCAGCAACTACATTTATATCACTAGTTATTTTATCTCTAACAAATTCATTTGGCTTACCTTCTGCAAAAACTCTTTTAACATTTTCAGTAGCAGCAGGAGAATCTTTTTGTTGTTTTATTTCTGCAAGTATTTCATTTGCTGTTTTACTATCACCAAAAAACTTTTTTCGCACAACAACTTCTCTAAGAAGAGCTTCATCTTTACCAAAAATATCCCCAAATCTATTGACAGGACCAACAGGGCTTTCGTCATTTAATAATTGAAATGCATGTTCAAGTAATACATCATGATCGACTTCTGGTGCAGTACCACTTAAAAAATTATTAAGACCAGATATTAAACTTTCTGGCATTGTAATTCTTGCTAGTGGATAAAATGCAGGTGTCAAAGATTTAGGATCAGCAGCAGAAGAAATCCCAAGATTATCTTGCATTACTTTATCCATATCTTCTCTATGTTCTTTTGTTTTGTTTGTATTTCCTGCTTTAAGAACTTCTTTTCTTAACTGTATTGCTTCATCTCTTTTTTTCTTTTCATCTTTGCGTTCTTGCTCAGCAGTGCGTATGTCAGTTTCTCTTTTTTCAAGAACCCTTATTATTTCTTTTTTACCTTCTGGAAAGTTACGAATAAGAGTTGTAAGCTCTTCTGCTATTTCTTTATTACTTGCACTTAAATTTGCTATTGCAGGATCATCATTTTTACCATCACTTTGAATAAGTAAACTCATTGCGTTAAGATCTTGAGAGCTTGCATTTTGAGTATTATTTATTAATCCCTCTGCACCTGCTAATTTAACTCCATTTATAATATTATCTTTTTCAGAATCGCTTAAAATATTGTTAGGTGTACGAATAATTTTAGCGCCAAACTTTTCTAATTCTTCTCTTGTTAATGAACTAGATCTTGCGGCTTGAGAAATATTATTGCCTTCATCTTGCAAAACTTTTTTTGCAATATAGTTATTTACATTTTCTCTAGCTGTATTTTTTACTTCGCTCAAAAAGTTTGTAACAGTATTTGTTTGATTAGAGTCATACAATCCAGATGCTTTAATTTTTCTTACTACTTCTTTTTGGAAAGATGTTAGGTTCTGAATACCATCATTATCAGGAGATATAATTGCCAGTCTTAAGGAATCAACTTCACCATCCCTTGCTGCTATAGCTAAATAGTTTCTAAGCTCTTCTGATTTAATATCTGAAATAACACTTGGGTCAGGTTTAACCCCAGCTTTTAAATAACGATCAAAATCGTTAGTTAAGTTTTCTATTTTATTCATTGAGTTAGTTATTGATGAATTTAATGTTATTAAAGCATCAGCATTTGATTCTGGTTTACCAAAATCATTGTAGGCAGAATTAAGATTATTATATGTACCTGCACTAAAAGCACCAATATTTGTCTCTACTCTTAATTTAAATTGATCGTAGTCAAGAGTCGCTTCATCTTTTAATTCTTCTAAATCATCTTTTTGTGTATCAATTACTCGTTGACGTTCAGCAAGTTCAGCAAGTTCAGCATCCCGATAATCAGCAGAAAGTCTTTCTGCATATGTCATTACATTTTCTAAATCTTCTCGGGGTAAATCTTTTGTAAATTTCAGAACATCTTCTAAATCATCAAGGTATTCATTATTTAGATTCGTTGTTACTTTACCATCAGTTCTTATTGCTAACTCAAATTGAGTTCTCTGATAGTCGTTCATCATAAACTTAGGGTAAAGCCCCTCTATTTTACCAAATACATAAGCAACTTGTAGTTCGACACCGTGCCTTTCGCCAGTGCCTTCTTTTAATAAAAATGCTGCTTCACCATCTTTATTCTTAGCAACTCTTGCTTCTATAAATGCCTCTAGTTTTTTAGAGTCTTGATTTGTTTTCCCAAATTCATAAGCGGTTTCTTTATCATCTTTATTAGATAAAAGTATATGCTCACCAAGTTTTGTTCTATGTCGGCTTGCATTTAGTTTACCTAAAGATAGCTCTGCTTTAGCAAGCTCTAGTGCGCCTTGCTGTTCTACATAGTTTGTGTAAATAGTTGGCTTGCCATTTTGCTCTGTGCTAAATGCCATATTCTTAAGGTATTCATTTAAAGCACCAGTAACCTTACCGACATTATCAGGATCGTCTTGATATTTTAATATTAACTCATTTGTTTTTCTTTGAATATCAATAGATACTTCATTCTGGTATCTATCAAGTATTACCCTTTGATATGCTTCACCTGCGGCCCTGCCTAAAAAGCCTTCACCATTTAATTGATTCAATGCTTCTGGCTTACCAGTAAGTGGATTAATATTAATAATAGATTTTGAGTCAGCTTGAAATGCTAACTGCTCACCCTCTTTGACAGCTTGAACACCCATCTCTTTTACAGATGCTTGAACAATCTGATTAGCAGCCCTACCAATACTGCTATACTTTTCTACGCCACCAGTATTTACAGATCTAACTCCAACAGGACCAACTGAGCCACTTGTTAATCTTTGCTTTATTACTGGCATTAGGCTACATCCTTATCGCTTTTAAATAAATTGCTAACAGAAGGTGGCATGTTAAGAGCTATGTCAGCTATATTACTTAAGAAGTTTGCATTAGATGTCGCCCTCATACCTGCTGCTGCATTTTGCCCATATGTATAAGCTGTTGCTGCTTGTGCTGCATATTTAGCCTCCAAAAGACCTGCTTGCCTGTCTATATTTTCTATATCTTCTCCTACAGTTTCTCTATTTCTTTTTAAATACGCTTCTACAGATCTATCTGAAGATGCAATTTTTGCGCTAAAGAAAGCAGTGTTTTGTTTCTCAGCGTCTAAAGCATCTCTTATTCTTCTATTAGTTGCGTCTATTGCTTGAGCTTTTGCTAAAAATAATTCAGAAACATACTGACGAGCCTCAAGTTCTCCAACTTTTTTACGCTCTTCCGCAGCTTGCTTCTCAGCACTTCTTTGCCGCATAGTTCCATAAAGACTCAAGCCTGTTGCTATTAAGGGCAATACCATTAGAAAGATACCTCCGCGACTAAACCATTAACTTGAATAAACATAGGTGCAGTTTGCGTTACTGTAATCTGAGGATCTTTATTATATCCCAGTAAGTAGAACTCCCTTTTCCCTGTGACTGCTTGCCTCGGTTGGCTAAAGTCATTGTTTACTTTTCTTATTATTAACTTCTTATTGTTTACCGAAACAGAGAGGGTCTCAGATAAATCTAGTATTACTCTAGATAAACTTCTAGGTTGACCTGTTTCTGGGCCAATAGCGGTATTCACATCTATAGGGTTAGTCTTTAACTCTACATCAAAACCAAAGCCTACCTGACAGCTTGTGAGAGAGGCGTCTACAGCGGAAACATCAATCTGGCCACCAGACACAGTAAACTTACCTAAGTAGTCTGTGGCGCTTATTACATCGACTTCAGCGCCATTCTCAAAAAAGTTTGATACAGTAAAAACTCCTGCCGTACCAGTATATGCATTTCCAAGATCTAAACTTACGTTTTGATTTAGTTCAGTAAATACAAAACTTTTAGTTCCCGACCCAAGGTCAGTTTTAATAACAGCAAATACACGGTTATCAATAGCAGTAACAGAATGAAATGATCCGTTAGTCTCAAACCTTGTCCATCCTGCAACTCCTTCAATACGATTGAGATTATAAACAGCAATCTCACCAGTAAAGTTCTGAGCAAAAACAAATGACTCGGCTGTGTTTACCGCGCCACTAACAACACACATTTGAACAGGATCACTTATCAAATGAGAGGAAAGCAATGAGATAGGATCAGCTTTATAAGCTTGCTCACTATCATCAAACACAAACTGACGTATCATCTTGCCGCCAACTTGACTAAATATTGTAGCGCCATAGAAAGGTTGGGGCCTAACAAAAGTAGAGCCAAAAGAAGTTTGTCTTTTTACTTTAGCATTTGTTGGGGTAATTGGTTGATTCTCAAATGTAGGAATAAAAAACTCAGAACCTGCGGTAAAGATATGTATATCTCTATTAGAAACAAAGTGACGTATCGTAGCCACCTCACCAATACTCATAACAAGTTCTAAAGAGTCATCATCAGCAGCTTCGCCAATATCAAAGTTATAATACAAACCAGACTTACTAGCCCATACAGTATCAGGTTGAGAAAGAGTGCCACCAAACCACAACCTATTCTCATGAAAACCAACAGCAGCAGGATAACCACGCAATGAAGAGTATGACTGCTCCATCCATTGCTGTGTAGGTGCATGAGTCACAACTTGTATATTACCACCACCATCTTCAGTAGTATTAGCAGCCGACCCTGCGGTAATAGTGTATCTGTTTTCATCAATTACTTTTTGAATTGTTCTTGAGCCATTTATCTGTGCAGCATTTACACCACCAACAGCGGATGCATTTCTTATAGTAATAGCGTCATTAGCTACCATTCCATGATTAACATGAGTAATTTCTATTGTAGTAGATCCGTCAATAGTTCTTAAAGAATTTGGATCTAACTCTACAAACAACTCATCAACTACATTCCCAGTTGCCTGAGTAGCAGACTGAACAGAAGTAATTAGTATCTCAGCATCATGGTAAACTAAAGTAAGACCAACATGCTTAGAGTTAGTATAATTACCATTAGTTTGACTGCCTGTTGTGTCAAAATATGCAGCACTAGTAGTAAGCGTAATACCATTACCAGTAGTAGCAGACGGATCTAAAGTTACACCAGTAGGATGAAAATGATAATATGGCTGATAAGTCTTTGCGTTTCCTGCTTGAAGTTGAAAAGTAAACTGCTCTACTTGAAAACTATTTAAGCTAGTTCTTACTATCTGTTGACACATAAAAGTATTATGACAAACAAATAATACATCACCACCTTGAGCATATGTCATTTCATGCAAGTATGCTTGATCCCATTGTAATGATGCACCGTCTACATCTTGAGTAAGTGTAGTTGCTAAACTTAATGCGCCAGTTGTCGGGTTAATAAAAAATATCTCACACTTCTGATGCGAAAAAGCTATTACATATTGCTCATCATCTGAAAATATAAAAGGTATTAATCTTACTTGCTGTCTTATTGAGGTATCTTCTGTTACACCAGTAAAATCGTGCAGTGCTTGAAACCCACCTCTTTTAGCCACACCGCCTTCTGTTCTTATAAAAAAGTTTTTTACTGATTGTGCAGACGAGTTATAAATAGCAGAATCCGTCCTTGAAACCAAAGACGGACTAATCTCACCATACTGAAAGTTTGTAATTGGTATTCGTGCCTTTTGCATTAGCTGCGCCTATTCGTAATAAACCTCGATGTTGTAACTTTTCTTGTTGTTTGTTGTTGTGAATCTGTAGATCTAGCTTTTGCTAAAAGTCTTGTATACTGGTTTTCCATTAAACCTGCGAGTGACGTATCTCTTATTAATGCAGTAGCAAACACAACAGCCATTGCATATTCTACACATACAGAAAAATAAGAAGGCCAATCAACTTCATTAGCTCTATATGTAAAGTCTAGTATTAGTTCATCAGTTGGCGCTGCATCGCAAAATATTTTACTACCATAGATATTATATTCTATTTGCAAATCTCTTACGGTTACAGCATGTACAAATAAATAATCAGGCAATTGATACGCTGCATCAAATCTCCCAGTAGGAGCATCAGACAATCTATTCAATACAGCTTGGTTAGTTGAGAATCTCCACCTAGTAGATGTGAGATTAGTTCTTGCAATATCTTCATACATATTACCTGCAATCAATGCTTCTGTAGTATCATCATCAAAAGACGTAATAGGCTCTGCACCAACTAAGATGAGAGCACGACTACAAATATCAATTGCGCTATTAGCAGGAGTACTGAGTGCCATTA